CAAATTATTGGGTTTATTTACCTACGATGTTAAATGATTCTTCGCCAAATGTATTTTCTACACAAAGAATGCCAAGAATTTTAATTAATGCAGGTTTAATTGATGTTGCAAATCTTTCAAATCAATATACTGAACTTCATATTGAATCTGCATCATGTACAAGAGAACAAGTGCCATTGTGTTATTTCCAAAAAATAAGATATAATGTAGATGCTATTGATTCGTTTGAATTAAACCTTTCGTTCAGCACTCCATTAGGACTTGGATTCACTACAGGAAATTTAATTAGTAATTTTTATGCAAATATTATTGATTCATTAAGCGTTTCTGCAAAGGTAACGGCATATTTTAAATTAACTGCTCGTGATATAGCAGAATTGGATTTTGCAGAATTGTGGTATATTGAGTATTTTGGCGCAATTTTTAGGTTAAACAAAATAATTGACTATCAACCAAATGAATTAGGATTAACCAAAGTAGAATTAATAAATGTTGGTGTTAAAGCTGATGTAGGTGATGTGTTCGGAACAATTGAACCATAACAAACATACACATATTTAAATACTGAAATTTTAGAAGATATAATAACTGAAAATAATAATAATATAATAATTTAAAAAAAATGGCAAAGAAAAAAATAAGTGGACTTCCTGCTTCAGGCGCTCTGACAGGAACGGAAATAGTACCAATCGTTCAATCAGGTACAACAAAACAAACTACAACTCAAGCAATCGCTGATTTAGTAGGCGGGGGTGAAATTTCAGGCTCAGGAACTACTAATTTTGTTTCTAAATGGAGTGATGGGACTACATTAACCGATAGTTTATTTTATAGTGATGCAAACGTTGCTAAAACTATTTTTGGTGGTGTAGACAAAGGTTTGTATATAGATTTTGCAAATAATGTTTATCTTTTTGGTAATCGAGATAATGTTCCTAATCAATTATATATAGGTGGTAATGAATTAACTTTAGGAGATGCTTTTAATAATGTTAATTCTACCAAATTTATTGTTGATGATAGTGTTCAAATTATCAAAACATCAAATCAAGGTGCAGACACAGGTTTGTATATTGATTTTACTCCTTATACTGATGGTCAAACTACATCAAATATAAAAATTAATGGTAGTTATCAACAATTTCCAAATGCAAATGGTAGAGTAGATAATTATGATAATTCATTTTTCTTTAGAAATCATAATTTTTATTCTTATGATAATTTATCAACATTACAATTTGGACAATATTATGCTGATAATACAGATAGTGGGGGGATGTTTAAATTAAATATTGATAAAGGTGCATTTGGTGACGCTATTCATGAATTTTATATTAATGCTGAAGAAGGTTTTACCGCTAATATTTATGGTGGAGTTGTTTTAAATTCTAAGAGTGAAGATAATTTAAGAAATAATTATTTATTATTAGGTGATGGTTATGGTTCATTAAATTTTAATGATAATGACCTTGAAAATAATATCTCTTTAGAATTTGATTTACCTACTCAAATTATTAAAACAAAAAGTAATAGTGTAAACAAAGGTTTGTATATAGATTTTGCTAATGGGATTTATGGTTTAGGATTTACTGAAACGGGAGATTGGGTTTTAGAGTCTGCTATTGGTGTTAAATTGACTGCGAATAATATTACAATAGGAGATAATTCGGGTTATGTAAGCTATATTGATATTAATTTCTCTCAACTTAGAACTTATTTACAAACAGATAGAGTTAAATATAGAAATCTTACCACTACTGAAATTAATGGTTTAACTGCAACTGCACTTGAAGGGGATGTTGTTTATAATGTTACATTACATGTATTATGTTTTTATGATGGTAGTGGATGGAAAAAAGTTTCACATACTGCTATGTAATTTTTGTAAATAATTAAAAATGACTAACTTTGAGTTATGAATAATGAGCAAATATTCGCTATTATTAGTCAAGGACTAAATAAAGCAAACAAAAGTGGTAATTTTGATTTAAAAGAAGCAGATGCAATTATTACTGCTATCAAAGAATTGCAAAAGGTGCTTCAAATTCAAGCACCAAAAGAAAAAGAATAATAATTTTTATAGCACTTGGGGAAACCTGAGTGCTATTTTTTACTTAAAAAGAAAATGGACGAAAAATCAGTAGTTTATAATGTTCGTATTGAATATGGTGATTTAATTAAAAATCAAGAAGATATTGGTAAAAGGATTGATGAGTTAAAAGAAAAACAATTAAATCTTGATACATCAACCAAAGCCAATCGTGATGCGTTTAAAGATAATGCTCAACAATTAAAAGCATTAGAACAACAACAAAAATTAAACACAAAGGTTTTAGGTGATTTAACTACGGCTGAAAAACAAAATACTGATACAACAAATTTTAATAATAATTCGATTGCTCAAAATCGTGAATTATTAAAAGGATTAAATGCAGAATATATCCGTTTAGCTAATCCAACCAAAGAACAAACTGCAAGATTAAAATCTTTAACTGATACTTTAAAAGCACAGGAATCAGCAATTGGCGATAATCGTAGAAATGTAGGTAATTATGCTGAATCATTTAAAGGTTTAATCGGTCAATTTCCTGCATTCCAAAATGGATTGACAGGAGTAGGTAATGGTTTCAAAGCATTACAAGCAGGTAATCCATTTACTTTAATATTAATGGCACTTACACCATTGATTCAATCGTTTTTAAAATTAGAACCTGTTACAAATGCTATAAATGGTATTTTTGCAGGTATTTCTGCAACAATTACAACAATAGTTGTTTCAATTAAGAATTTTGTTGAAGCCGTATCATCAGGAGATGGAATATTAAATGCTTTTTCAAGTAGTTTTGTAAATTTAGGTAGCAATATTGCTGAAGCATCAAAAGAAGGATATAATTTAGTTCAAGCATTGGATGATTTGGAAGATGCTGAAAGGGCAAATCAAGCAGTTCTTGCCCAAACAAATCGTGATGTGGCTATTTTATTAGCATCTTCAAAAGATAGAAGTAAAAGTGAAAGAGAAAGAATTGCTTTATTAGAAAAAGCAAATGTTTTAGAAGAAGCCCAATTAAAGCGTGATGAAATTTTAGCATTTCGTAGAGAAGCTTTGGCGGCACAAGAACTTGCTCGTGCTATTCGTTTAGGAAAAGATAGAGATACTGCTGAACAAAATTTAGCAGACGCTCAATCTGCTCGTTTTGCTATTCAGCAATCAGCAGGAGCGCAGATAGAGAAAAGTCAAGGTAGAATAAATACTTTGGTTGATGCAGAAAATACAATTCGTGAAAAACAAAACGAAAAAAGACAAAAAGATTTAGATAAAACAAAAGCTGAAACCGAAAAAGAAGCAGAACGAGTAAAAAAAGCAATCGAAGACGCACAAAAATTCTTTGATGACACTACAAAAAACGAATTTGAATTTACCAAAAATGCTACTGCTATATTTTATGAGCAACAACAAGAAGCATTAAAGCAAAAATACGCACAGGATTTAATAACCGAACAAGAATTTAACGCTCAATCTTTGGTTATAGAACAAGAACAATTAGTTGCCGAAGGAATTATTTACCAAGATTATGCAGGAACAATTAAAGGTTTGGATGATGAAATTGCTCGTAATGCAATTGCTCAACAAAATGTTGTTACTGATAATCAAATTGAACAAAACAAAAAACAAAAAGAACTTGCTGATAAACAAGCAAAAGAAGATAAAGATAGGCGATTAGGAGAATTAAAAGGATTAAAACAATTTACCGAATCAACATCGCAAACATTTTTTGAAACATTAACGGCACAAGGCGATTATTTAAAGAATTTCCAAAAAGCTTTAGGTGGTGTTATATTAGATATTTTAGAAAAACAAATTATTGCCCAAGTTACTGCGGGATCATTGGCAACACCCGATTCTATTTTATCAGGTGGTATAACAGGTGCAATTAGAGCAGGTATTTTAGTTGGTTTGGTTAAAACTGCTTTTGGAATTGCAAGAGGTGCTTTGTCTAAATTTGCCGATGGTGGATTAGTTGAAAATGTGGATGGTTTTGCAAATGGTGGTTTATCAGGAACATTAATTACATCACGAATGGGAAAACCAATTCGTAGAAGTAATGGCGATAATTTATTAGCTACGGTAAAAACAGGAGAAGTTATTTTAAATCAAAGACAACAAAACGCTTTAGGTGGTTCAAATACATTTAGAAAAATTGGTGTTCCGGGTTTTGCAAATGGTGGGATGATCCCAAATGTTCCATTAGATTCTAATATTGCATTAATTGAATCACTAAAAAATATGCAATTAGTAGTTTCAGTTTCTGAAATAACCCAAGTACAAAATAGATTAAAAACGATAGAACAAGCAACCTCATTATAATGGCAAAAGTTACATTACAAAAAATAAAAGTTAAATTTGGTAAACGCAAAGGTCGATGAACATAGAAAAAGAATTTTATAGCAGAATTGATATAACATTTGGTGATTCCAAAAATGTGGCTTATCATTTAGCAGAAAAATGTGCCTTAACTACAGGCGATATGGAACGATATTTAATTAAATGCGAATTTGAAGAACAAAAAAACATGACAGGCAGGAATAAAAAGCCTTTAATGATGGTTTATTCTGATTTAGCTGAAAAATATAGTAAAAGTATTCATGCAGTTATCTACATTGTAAAAAAAATATAATTGTAAAAAGTTTACAAAAAATAGTAATTCAATAATTTTACTTTTGTTTTATGGATATTTTTAATTTATTGATTAATAAAGATATTGGAACTGAAAAGGGAGAAATATCTGCTGATTATGTTAGAAACCAAATTTTACTTGCAAAAAAAGAAAATGCAAATGAAATTAAATTAATTATAAATTCTCGTGGCGGTAGTGTTTACGAGGGATTTTCTATTTATAATGATTTAAAAGATTGTGGTTTAAAAGTAACTGCTTATATTCATGGTTTTTGTGGTTCAATTGCAACTTTAGTAGCTTCAAGTGCTGAATTTGTTGAAATGAGTGAAACTGCTCAATACATGATACACAATTCAAGTGGTGGTGCACAGGGAACGGCAAATGAGATTGAATCTACGGTAAAAGCACTAAATCAAATTGACACTATACTTGCTAAAAATTATTCAATTAAAACAGGCAAAACAATTGAAGAAATAAAATTATTAATGGATAAAACTACATACATGACACCACAAGAAGCAAAAAGTCTTGGGTTTGTGGATGCAGTAAAAATGCCAATCGCCGCTTTCGGAAAATTTAATCCTAATATAGAAATGAAAAAAGAAAAAAATAACGACTTTAAGGCAAAATTAAATTCTGCATTTAAAGCAATTGAAGAAGCCTTAACAGGCGCTGAACCAAAAAACTTTGTAGAGCCATTAGCTGATGGTATTACTATTGTTTATGGCGAAGGAGAATTAGAAGTAGGAAAAGAAGCTTACCTTGATGAAACAATGAGCGAACATGCACCTGCAGGTGAACATGCTTTAGCAGTTGGTAAAATTATTGTTGTTGATGAAGCAGGAGTAATTATTGAAATTCGTGAAATTGAGGCATCAGGTGATCCTATTGAAGAAGAAGTAAAAGTGGAAGAATTAACTGCACAAGTTGAGGCATTAACTGCTGAAATTACTGCTTTAAAAGAAGAAAAAGTAACTATTGAAACTGCAAGTGCAGAATTCAAAGCAAAAATGGAAAAGGAATTTAAGGCATTAAAATCTACTATTACTAATAGTGGTGTTTTTGTTAAGGATTCTCAACCTGCATTATCAGCTCCAAAAGCATCTGCGTTTGATGTTTTTGCAAACAAAAAAAGAGAAGAATTAAATAAATAATTAACAAAAAAAAATAAATAAAATTTAAAGACATGGCAGATGTATTAAATGTAGATGTAGCTTGGTGTGGACAACAGGCTAATGAGGTGTTGATTAAACCAACATTCAACACTCCTGAATTAACGGCAGAATTCCGTATTATTTTAGATATTAAATCAAAGCGCCAATTGGCATTAGATACAATTTTATCAGGTGTGGTTCGCCCATCAGTAGGTTGTGGTCGTGATGTTGCAGGTGATATTGTAGATATTTTTGATAAAGAACTTATTGTTTGTGATTTAAAAGTAAATTTAAATCAATGTGCTAAAAATTTAGCTAACACATTCATGGAAGAATGGTTAAAAACAGGTAATGATATTACTGATTTAACAGGAACTGAAGTTGAATCTTATATTTTAGACAAAGTTAAAAACGCATTGCGTTTAGATGTTTATGATATTGCTTGGTTTGGTGATGTAAACTCAACAAACGATACTTTAGCATCATGTAATGGTATTTGGACAAAATTAATTGCAGGTGCAAATGCTTACGAAGTTGAAAAAGTAACTATTCCTACTACTTTAGGTGATTGTACTGCTTTAGATACAATGCGTACTATGTATGAATCAGCATCTGATTTATTAGACCAAATGCCTGAATCAGATAAGTATTTTGCTTTAACTCGTGAAATGTATAATAACTACATGACATGTAGAGAAGATGCTTGTTGTGGTGATAAATCATGGGATATGGTTGAAATGGCTCCAAGAGTTTTAATGTTTAGAGGAATTCCTGTTTACAAAAAATCAAGATGGTCTCAAATTATTTCTGCAAACACCTTGTCTCATACACATCGTGCAGTTTATACTTACAATCAAAACTTGGTAATTGGTACTGATGCCGTTTCTGATACTAATACATTAGATTTCTATTA